GAAGATGTAATACTTTCTGAAGTCCCCGAAGATGGCGATCTTCTCGGTGGACGTGATATTGCCACCCAAGCCACTCGTGACATCGGTTAAGACGTTCCGCTTGCCGAGGATGAAGTCAGCCGGCGCGGCGGTCAGGCTTGGGATGCTATGGACCCCGGCGGCGGTTATAGCGATTGAGTTGATGAGTGCCGCGATGGTTGATTTCATCACCCACGAAGCATTTGCCCTGTGTTGGGCATTGAGGGCGTAGTAGGTGCCAAGCAGGTCGGCGCCGACCACGCTGGTGGCATTGGCCATCGTGTAGAAGGCCACAGACGCGTCGGACATTATCCCGGCGTACTGGGTAGTGTTATTGCCACTGATGATTCCAACATCCTCAAACTGTCCAGCGGCCTCCTGGAATACCTGGGAAAGCAGGGCCGGGAGGTTGATGGCCGAGTCGTCCAGTAGTTCCCTGGACACTTTGACCAGACCGCCGGATTTCTCGATGGAGAATTGCACCTGGCCGACTACCGGTGTCGACTCACCGAAGGCCGCCTCCTCAGCGATTGCGGCCCATGTCGCCGATGCCATCGTCGGGATATAACCGTCCTTCGATGCAACTCTGATAACGCTACAAAGAGGCCGCAGCTGGGAACCTGGGACTCCTGTGTCGTGGATGACCTGATTGATGAATTGCTCAGGCACGAAGAAGCCACCCTCGGCGTCGGTGTCCTCTTGCATGGCCTTGACCTCGTCCGGGCTGGCGGTCTTCCAGAAAATATCGTCCGAGGGAGATCGGAGCCACTTGACGAACGTGTCGGTCATAAACCTGGCTTCGTCTTTGAGGTTTTCCCCCATCTGCTCCTGGACCCACAATGGCTGTGCCATCGCCGGGAGTCCCTTGATGTATGACGCCGGCTTGTAGTCCATCTTGATTCGGGACGTTGTGTCCGTCGGGTCGTAGACTGAAACATCGTTGGACGTTACCGGGATGGCGTTCAATGGACGATTGAATTCCCCCTTGAGTGCTGCCATCCGGGATGTGGCGCTGTCAATCTCATCGGCCTTGACCATCGTGGCTTCGGCTTCGGCGACGATTCTCTCGAAGGCTTCCAGCTCGCCTTTTTCCAATTCACTCTGGGCGACGGTCAGCAATGCGCCGGCATTCTCTCGCATTTCCTTAGTATTCAAAACGGATCTCCTCAGTTGGTTTTTATTCCTTGCAGTTTCAAGCGCAACCGCAACAGGCGAAGCCGATCTGATACCGTGCCGGAGGCGGCCTGTACGTCCGTGTCCGGGGCGGGTGGATTCGGTTCGTCCGGCTGATCTGCGCCGGGTTCAGTCTCTAATTCCTCGGGTTCGGTCTCGACCTCGGCTGGTGCTTCGGGTGTGGTCGTGACCATATCTTCCGATTTAGCTGCGATTGTCATCGTGGCTGGTGAAGCACCACGGACCACGGAAGAAACTTCGACCCAGTCCAGATCAAGGATGTGACGGACGGATTTCTCCCCTTCCCGGTCAAACGCTATGGCGTCGTTGCTCGGGATGTTGAAGCCCACCGACCATTCACGGACAAACTGTCCGGCGATGTTGGAATAGGCTTCCCGTCCGGCCTGGGTGTCCATGTTCATCTGCATCCTGGCGAACAGCCGGTGTTCCTCTCCCGTCACGTGTTCGGATTGGGCGAATAACACCTTCCCGACCAGTTGGGACTGGTCATGGCCTGACAGGACCGGGATGGGCAGCCTGGACCGTATCGAATTGTCGAACGCCTCGGAATCGATGACGTCCCCATCGTGATCTTTGACGCCCATCGTGTTGACGTATGCCTCCACGATTCCCTGGGTGTCGTCGATGCCTTTCGCGTCGGATATGTGCAATTTATTAATCAACGGTTTCCTCCGGCTTGTAATCACGGGGCATGGGCAGCCAATTCAGGCGCCCATTCGGGTGGTCGTCGATGTTCCGGGCCTGATCTAGTGTGTAAACCTGGCCGTGTCTTTGGGCGCACGTCCGACCGTACGGGTCGCCCGGGTCGATGTAGGTGTCGTTGGGGTCGCCGTCCGGGTCATCAGCGCGGACATATTGGAATCCCTGTTCCTGATAAAAACCACAGGAAGTCTGATTCTGGGTCCGCATGATCTCCGTCCGGGCAATCAACCGAGCCCGATTTTCCGTTTCGGTCAACAGGGACCGTAAGCCGGGGAAGTTGTCGTCCGGGACGCCTCGGGCCAATCCCTCGATGGTATAGCCACGTTCCAGGGCGATCTCGACAGCACGACCGACGTGCTTGAACGTCGTCCGATGAATCATTGACGCCCTGGTGGGTGCTTGGGTCAGCGCTGATTGTACGACCGGCAGTTTCTCGTCCCATTCCAGGTTCCCCGCCACGCCAGAATCGTTGATGATGTCGAACGTCTTTCGGGATACTCTGGCGGTCGCTGCCCGGATGATCTCAGCCAGTCCCTGGATCTCGACGGATGGCAGCAAGTCGTCAGTGCTGAACGGGAAGTCTTTGGTCTGATCTGTCCCCCGTTCCATGTACCGGCCCAGGATGCCGTCGATGCGGTTCCTGACCCCCCGGAAATAACGCTGAAGTTTAGGGACCATCAGATCCGTCTCGGATTCGCGGTCCTCACCCAGGCGCCTGGCGGTCATAGCTCCACGTCGGGCCGGCCTGGGAGCCTTTTCCTCGGATTGCATCAACCGCCAGGGGTCGTCCCACGGGACGGAATCTTTCGTCGGATACAGTCCCCGCGACTGCTCGACAGCTTCGGGTGCAGCCCCGACAGCGATGGGCGCCATGTTGTCACCGTCGGCGATCTCAAACACGGCTGCGGGGATTCGGCGAACGTCACCCTCAGCGAGGGCGTCATATCCAAGCTTTCCCCTTGCTTCGTTCAATGTGATGACCCCGCCGGTATAAAGTGCATTGACGCGGTTGGTCTGGTCGGCCTGGTCGTCCAGCGAGGCTTTCATCGCGGTCCAATCCGCGGTCAGGGTCTCGTTGCCGGCATATTCACCGAACAGGTGGTGGTTCAGGTACCTGAGGATTCGACCCACCAGCGGTTCCAGGGTTTCGGTGTGGAACGTCAACCTGGCTTCCCGATAGTTGCTGTATGTGGACCGCTGCAGACCGACGTTGGCCCCGACCAGGATGGCCGGGACACCGAACACCGCGCAGATCCGCGATTCGGTCAGATCGTGGAGTTCGGACATCGCCATATCTTTCGGCGCCGAGGCCATCGGCTGATATTCGGCATCCTCATCCAGGATGGCGACGCGGTGGAAATTGTTCTTTCCGCCGAATTGCGACCGCCATCTGGACCGTATCGTGGAGGCTTCTTCCTGGGTGTTCAGCCGGCGTTTCAGCTTCAACAGCCCGGACGGGACGCCAGCGTTTTGGAAATAAACCTTAGCGAAGTCGGTCATATTCAGATCAAGATTGACCGTCCTGGCCAATACCTGAAGTGGGCTGAGGCCGTACAGATCCGCGCCCGGATTCGGGAGGGACAGATGGCAGATATCCCCGGCGTCGATGTAGTGGTCTTTCCCTCCGACCTCATACACATAACCCGAGGCGCCATAACTCGCACCGATGATTCGGACACGGTCCGGCCGTAACAGATACAGCCCCGAAACCTTGCTGGTCCGGGCTCGTTCCTTGTAGACGTAGGCGTTCCCGGCGACCATCAGGTATGTGACCAATTGTTCGATGAACGAATACCAATCATCGGTCTCATTTGGATGGTTGATTAGATCGTATAAAAGGCCGGAAGTGACCTCGACGATTCCGCCATCGGTGGCCGGGGCCTGGATGAAATACCGGGGGGATGCTGCGGAGATCGCAAGCTCACGGATGCAAGCGTGGACGATTTCATTCTTGCCGTAGCCTTCGGACGCGAAGTTGGCAAAAGAAGCGTCAGGATAAGACGCCTGGCCGACGTCATAATTCATCGGAATCGTGGTCCCGATCTCGCCATGGTCCGCGTATTGTTTAGCGGAAAAGAACCTATCCAGGAACGACAAATGACCTCCGCCCCGGTTCGGTCTGGAATTAAAGAAGGGAAACCAGACGCGGACACTTCCGGGCGAAGGCCACTGAATAAAAGGCTATCAGCGGATTATCAATCGGTCAAGATGGTTGACCGTAAAAATAAAAAGGGCACCAATGCTTTCACATATGGCACCCCAGTCAAGCGAAAATTTTTTTCACAAATGGAGTTTTCACGTCCCCACCTGCGCCCGCACAAGTGCGAGAATTAACACCCGCAGACTATCAGCGGATTATCAATCGGTCAAGATGTCATCCCTGGACGTTCCGCAATTTACAACGCCGGCAGACCACGATTGTCCCGGCTTCAGCGTGTTCAGCCAGCAACCTGTCGCAGCCCGTGCAGCGCATTTCTTTAGTCTCTTTCACCACACACCCACCCCCGGACCGGGAGATCCGAACGTCATCGCCAACGCGTCAGCATCGTCCGGCGAACTCCGCGCCCGTTTCTTGAAATCATCTTTCGATTCCAGCTTGATTCGACGATCTCCCTGGATGATGTACCGCCTCGATGACAGTTGGGCCACCAGGCTCGGATTGTCATCGATGTCCATCAGTCCGTCCCGGAACGCCTGGGACATCTCCATCCAGGCCTCAGCGATGGCGTTGACATACCGATCTGACCGTCGGGCCTTTTCCCCACCGTTGAACGCTGCGACCCGGACCGTACCGCCCCGGACGGTTTCTTCGTTCAACCGGTCCGTAACGCCTCCACCGACGCCCGTGTCGTCCACGATGATGGTGTCCACGTCCGGGTCATCCTCAGCCATCGCTTTCAATTGGCCGGCCACCTGTTGGGTATCCCGACCCTGAACGTTCCAGATCATCCGACAATGATGTCCTTGCCGGCGATAGACAACAGTCCTGTCGGCGCCGAACCTGGCAA